AGTATTTTCCTGACTGCTGATTTGAGTTGCCTCTTTATTGCCTGTCACTTCCTTGCCTTCTGTTAGTGCCTTCTTTTTAGGAGCCTCGCCGGCCATAACGGCTGGGAGATATTTGTCAAATGCCGTATTCAACTTTTCAGTCTGTACAGACTCAAGAAGTTGACTCATAACTGTTTTCTTATCTCCAGTTAACGGATTTAACAATTCGCTCATGATCTTTTCACGCTGAGCCATGCCTTTTACAACACGGATTTCGCGATCCTTAGATTCTACGATCTGTTCCTTTTCTTGAATTGCCTTAACGGCTTCTTCAAGTTCTGCTTCTTTTTGCTCAACTACTTTTAATAGTTTAGCAGTTTCGCTTTTCTCATTGAGATGGCTCGAAGCATATTCGCTTGCGAAGCTTTCAAAAATTCTGCGACCAAAATCATTCTTACGAGCAGCTTCGATGTCTTCTTTAAGTTGTGTCATTTCTGCTGTTAACTTAGTGATAACAACGTTCTCGACTAGCTTAGAAGCCTTAGCAATAAATTCTGTTTTGACAGCATTGAATTTTTCTTTGCTCTCACGTACAAGTTTAACCTTGGTATCAACAAGGTCTTTCTTATCAGTGTGGAACTCAGAAATTTCTTTAGCTAGAGCATTTACAATGAAACTCTCTAATTTAGAAACATTCTCTGCTACAGATTTACGATCTTCGTGTAGTTCTTTTAATTCTGCCGCTAATTGACGTAGAACAAATTCCTTCATTTTCTCGGAATCGTCTTTCATCTTTTTAGCATATTTGGTTTTAGCTTCGATAAGTTGATTACGATCTTCGGCAAGCTCAGCAAGCTCAGCTTGTAGACGATCACCAACCATTTTATCAACGGCTTCTACCATGGCAGTTTTATCATGTTCGTATTTTTCTGCGAATTCTTCACGAAGTTCTGCTGTCATTTGATCACGGGTTTCTTGAATTCTGCTGTTCCAAGCGGATTCAATTTCCGATTTGATTTCTTCGGAAATCACATTGTTTTCAAATAATTGCTTAACGATGTCTAGCATGTGATTCTCCTACTGTTATTTGAGTCCTGAAATAATCTTTTTCAGGCTCTCTGCTATGTATTGCTGTGCCTTTGGATCGCCTTGTACTTCCCTTGCTATTTTAAATGCCTTGTAACCACCTGCTTGATTCATCAAGTGTTCATAAACTGGTGTTGGATAAGCACCAGGAGCTGAAGGTTGAGCAACAACGTCAACGGTAATAATTTCAAAACCTTTGACTTTGCCGTCTCCATCAACATCACCGGAACCCCTCGAACTTACGCCTAATTTTACTCCGCTCTCCAACATGGTTTGAATTAATTGTCCCATAGGAGTAGGAAGTAGTTTTAATTTTCCGTAACCATTTGGACCGTCCATCCACATTTTTGTAATCATGTGACTGACACGGTCTAGGTTGATACGTAGGTCTTCGGGGTGATCTACTTCTCCGAGAACTGAATATCCGCCCGCAATTTGATCATTGACAGTTTTGACAGCCCTAGCGATTTCAGAGGAGGGGTAAACTCTCTGATTTTGGTTTCTAATATCGCCTTGGATACAGATACCATTCAGATGTAGAGTTTTACCGCCCTTATCATCTTCGGTACTTTCAAGGACCAGCTGTGCTTGGTCGAAACTCAGATTTTCTCTTAGATAGTTTTTCACCTAGATCGTTCCGATTATCTGCTACCGCGGATGATTGATGTAGCATCTACACCACTTTCAGCAGTACCTTTCTTTTCAGCTCCATGTCCTTGGCTATTCTTGCTATAGAATGCTTTGGCGTTGGTGCCTCCAACTACGTTAACATTACCGGTATTCATATCTTGTGGCTTTTGCTTTGTTAGGCCGTTACCCTTAATGGTACCGCCAGCTCCAGCGTAAGATGGGCTATCTTCTTTGCTAGAAAGAATGTTAGCAGTTGTACCGCCCATGTCGTTTTTACCTGCTACTGATGACTTTGTATTGTCAGCTTTTTCAGCAGCACCTTTCTTTTCAGCACCGTGACCTGCTGGAACTTTCTCAACATATTCACGTACTGTTTCTAGATCAAATTCATCTTTCATCATGCCTGGCATGTTGTCCATGTCCATGTCGCTTGGACCGCCCATGTTATCAGCATCTGGCTCAGCATGGTCACCGCCGGCATATTTTGCGAAAGCAGCTTCTAGTTCGTCAACGATGTCTTTTAGATCGCCTTTAGTAGCTGGCTCATCGTCCTCGCCTTCTTCTTCACCTTCTTCGCCACCAAACTCTTCTTCGTCTTCTTCACCTTCACCCGGTGCTGCGATGTCTGTTTCGAGGTCGCCAGTTTCATCATCGCCTTCTGCGGTGATGTCTTCAAAATTTTCGTCTAGATCGTCTTCGTTTGTTTCGTCTAGATCTTCGTCTGCTGTTTCGTCTAGATCTTCATCTTTGACTTCTTCGTCGATTTCAGAATCGATAAGATTTTCATAAATTTCACGGGATTTACCAACTACGTACTCGTGAAACATTTCTTCTGCTTTTTGTTGTTCGTTGTTCAGCAAGTGTTCTAACACTGCTGCGATTTGATTTTTATCTGCCATGATTTTTCCTCCAAAATGGTTAGGCTGTCAAGTTATATTTAACTATTAATATAAAGATCGGGATTAAATGGTACTTTTTTGATGAATTTTGATCATTTAAATATCGCCTTATGTAGATCTTTTTTCAATTCATCATAAGTTACGTGACTGAAATTTTCTGTTATACCTGCTAGTATAGGAGGTATAAAATCTTTTTTATCTTCTACTATTCGATAGTATTTAATTTTTCTAAACTCTCTTATGACTTTTTCGGTCTGATTTACCCAATTTCCAAAATAAGTTGCTGGTTCGTAGCTGCGTCTATAGTTAGGAGTGTCGGCATATACATTGTTTAATTTGCCTTCAGATCCTTGGAAATCAAAACCAGAAATATAAATTTCATCATAGCCATGTGTACTAGCTAACCACAATGCTGTAGGTCCAGAACTCCATCCTTTGTGCGGATTAAAGAACTGAAATCCTTCTAATTTTAATACATTTTTGTTAGGGTTAGTCCACACCTGTTTGCCAAATTGCCAACGAGAATTGGCAATTTCTCTTACCATTTTCTCATCTACTGCTATAAGAAAATCCGGCTCATACTCTCTATAAAGAGCGTTACACCCGTAGATTTTTCCGTATTTTTTTAGTTCTGGAAGGTTGAGTCGCAGCCTACTACGGCCGTTGCCTAGCACAAATGCGACACGTTTAGGCTGGTTGTTCTTCTGCGTTTGGTGGCTGTCCATACATCTGCTGTATAAATTCTAGTTCCGCAGCCTGCTCAAACTCATGTGCTTCACTTTGTTTTCTTAATTGATTAATTTGTCGTAGAGTAAGAGACATTTTTCGTGTGTCATCTTTGTCAAGGACAGACTTGTCACGCTGATTTTCGTAGCGTTTGTCGTCTACGTACTCAGCTTGTTTATCGTTAAAATAGAAAAATTCTAGAAGCTTCATTCTAATATTTATTAGATTGCCGTCGGAGTTGTCGGCGTTGCTGCAGCTGTGTCCCCACCTTCTGGGGCTGGATTTTCAGCTTGAGCGGCTAAATCATCTGGTGCTTCTTGATCTTGTGCCTCCATATCTGCTGATATTCCACCGGGTGTTACACCTACTGATCTCATTTCGCTTGCTGCATTCATTGCGGCTGATACCAGCGTTCCGTTTTCTTCTTTCCACATACGCTCGTTTTCTGTAATTTCTTCTTGACTTAATCCTAAGAAGCGTTTTAGAGCAAAGCGTTTACTCATAAAAGGAACTTCCTGTAGTGCTGCGAATGTCTGTACTCGAGCATTATCAAGTTCACTCTGACGATAGGCCGCAAAGTTTTGCGGAGGATTAAACTTTAATTCAAATAAACTGTTGTCAATATTAATGCCAGTATCGATCAACCATGTTTTAAATTCTAAATCGAATTCTTCAATTAAATTTGTCTGTAAACGTTTACAGTATTCATTAAAACGTAGCTCTTGGATGTAGGCTGTGCCTACTTTTCCGTCTGTGAATGCTGCTTGGCTATCGTCAGGCATTGTAGGAAGATAGCTGCTAGGAATACGTAACGCACGGAATAATTTATTAGTGAAATAACGTAAGTCGTCGATTTCACCTAGGTTAGTACCGCCTGGTAAAGTGTCGACTTTTGATCCGCGGCCTTCTGCTGTCTGCGGGAAAAAGTAATCTTCTGATATGCTTAATGGATTATAACTAGCATCGATCATATTAGCACCGCCGCCAGACTGACTAGGTATGCGTCTTTGATTAATTTCGTTTTTAACACGTTCTACAAAGCTCATAGCCATGTGTGCTGGCATGTTACCAACGTCAATATAGAACACTCTGCGTTCTGGAGCACGTTGTACACGATAGATAATAATAGCGTCTTCAAGCAGTTCTTTCTGCTTGTAGACTTTGAATACTGATTCTAATAATGAATTGCCGAACGGATAGTTATTGTCTAACCCTTCTGACAAACTCAAATGTACAATATGTTTAGCATCAATGGCTAGTTCTTCTTGAGTAGTACTAAACCTAGTACCTGTCTGTGTAGGTGCTGTGCCTACCATACCTCGCCCAAAAGATCCGCCACTGACATATGAAGCAGAACCTGCTGGAGTTTTATTTGTATTATTCAGTAATGAAGTTGCTACTAGATTTCTAAAATTGAAATTCATATCACGAACTACATACTGCTCGGGCTTTTTACCTTCAGATTCGTTGACTATAATTTTTACTAGTTTAGCAGGATCGACATAATGAAGTTTTTGTGTTTCTGGATCTCTAATAAAAAACGAATCGCCGTATTTGAAAACGTTACGCACAATGCGGAACATACGTGTTTCAAATTGTTGGAACTTATGCCACTTCTGTAATCCATCTTTAAGGATTTTAACTTCTGTAGCTGTTGGTTGTCCTTTGAAATTAATTTGGAAAGCTGTGTTGTTTTCTCTGTTAGTTTGTGTACAGAATTCTGCTAGGATGTCTAGGGCAGCATTAACTTCTGAATCCATGTCCATAGTTTCATACTGCATGTATCGTTCTACACGATTTGGAGTACCAGCATATACATCAGGTAAAAAACTAGAATAGTTTGAGCGTGCCGGGCCTGGTCTAGAACCATTCCCTAATGGGCTCATGGATCCTGCTTGTTTAGCTACAGGTACAGGCGTAAAATATTTTTTCCAACTCAATTTATTCTCCAGTGCTTGACCTTAGGGGTCATAGCTAACAGTTTAGAACGCTCTAATCCAACATCTTGTTTTGCTACATCAATCATGCGATTAATATTACTATTTAAACGTTTTACTACATCTCTCATCGAGATCTGAGCACTTGTATTGATCACATTTTGAAGTTGTCCTGGTGATACTACTGCTTCTTTTCCGTGAAGCGTGGCCATTGTACCGCGTTTAAAGTTTCCAAACAATCCTCCAAGGGTTCCAAGAGTACCAGTATTCATACCCATATAAGTTGAAGGATATTCTTTGCGTAACCTTTCTACTTCATCAGCATACTCTTTTCTCTCCATAATCCTTTGAATTTTAGGGAGATTTCTATTTTTTGTTTGGGCAAACAAAGCAGGATCAAACATTACTTGTCTTAAAGGATTTAGGTTTGTGCCTATTCCACGGATGCCTTTGTTTAAAAGATTAGCCACTGCTTCTCTTTGTAACAGCGTTAACCCTCCAAATTGATCTCTATCGTCTGGCATCGAAGCACCTGCCTGTGCTTTACGTTCTCTAAGTGCTAGAATTGCTGCGGTAAGAGCAGCATCTGTAACTCGACTGCCGCTGCCTCCTTCATAAGTGCTGTCGTAAGATCTAAAACGTCCATCTGAGCCTCTTAATAAATCTCTAATATAATATGTTTTGCCATCTATAACAACTTTTTCATCTTCTGGACTTACCGGCATCCTTCTTTCTTCTTTAGGCAAAATTAACTGGTCTCTATTTTCTCTGGCAAATCTAAGCCTAGCTTCAGCTTCTGCCGCCATCCGATCAAGGTCTGGACCAATTCCTATTTTTGCTAACCACTTTGCTGCACCTTCAACATTAAATGTTGAATATATTGCTTTTCGCATGTACATATGAAAATATATAATGGCCGCTTCAAACATGCTTTCAAATATATTTTTCATGTATACAAGCGTGTCATCATCTGTGAGATTTGCAAAAAAGTTTTTTACATACGGTAACGCATCATTAGCTAATTGTATTAGATATTTGCTAAACGCTCTTAGTTGGTCGGGTATCATAGCTATTTTAAATTCTTTGGCTAGTTCTTTCATGATAGGAAAGAATCCTTTTAATAGTGCTCGATAGACACGATATACCGATCTTTGAAATTTTCTTAGAGTATCTGTAAACGCATCTGTTTTTCCTTGCTCTTTTTTAGCTGCTTCAACCATCTTAACAAATTGACCTTCCATGTCTTTGCTTAGACCGCCTTGTTTAATCATAAATTCCATTGCTGGTGTAAGAGCCTTAACTAGCTTTTTAGAACTTTCATTTCCCGATACTGAACCTTTTATTATACCTTCCAAATCTTTCATAGCTTCTTTAGAATTAGCTAATTGACTGCCTATGGTATTATTAACATAATCTTCAAATACTTTAGGACTAACACTGGTGTCTTTGGCCATTTTAATAATAGTATCCATAGACCTTTCAAAACTTGGCCCTAACGCATACTGTAATGCTATTACAGTATCATTGATAGATTGAACACCTAATTCTCTAGATTTAAATAATTCTGCTCCTTGAGCACCAAATACCATAGAAAAACTCTGTAAAGCTGTTTCCATCCTAGCCTGCTGAGCAGGTAATAATTTTCCAACTTTTAGTTTATATGATAGGTCTTGGTTAGCTGCCGCTGCGGCTTCTTGACGCTGCTCTTTACCCATGCCTGTTATTTTTTGAAAAGCATCTATTTGACTAGCGTATTGTAAAAATTCGTTGCTAGTGCTATTAAGATTGTTTTCTGTTACAGCTTTTCCTCTTCTAGTTGCAGCATAGAATTCTAATAGTAAATCATTTTGTTGATATGTGTTATATCCCCATCGATCTAATATATCTGACACTCGATCAGAATCCATAAACATAGCAGCAGATAATTTTCGTAAATTATCTATACCGGTAGTCATTGTACCTCCGCCTAACGATACTAACGTTTCTGCGTTACTTCCAACCAACGATACAAGCTCGTCAGTAGACAATCCCATATCTAAAGCAGTTTCTTTAAATTTAAAAATACTATAATTAAATGTTGCTCCGTGTTTGTTTGCTTCTCGCAGCCCGTCGTTCCAAGATTCTAAAGCCACTATAGTTTCTGTTACAATGCCGGCAAGATCACCTAAAGTGTCTCCCACAACTGGAAGTTTTTTAATTAAATCATCTTGTATAAATTTTCCGTAAGCACTGAGTTTATCTTCACCCCTAGCTATCATAGAGATAAAATTCTTACCAGCACTAACTGTATTTGATAGTCCGGCAGTTAATGTAGTAAAACTTTTTTTTAGTAATTTAAGTGATGTACCAGCAGCACCAGCTTCGTCAGATACGTCGTCGCCGCCTCTATTATTGTTAGAGTTATCTTTATAGTATCTAACAATTTCTTGAAGCGTGGTTTCGGACGCAGCGTTGTTAATTACTCCGCTACCTAATTTTGAACTAAAGTATTCTACAGTATTTTTAGCCATTATGCTATCGTCATTTGATTATTTTCTATGTAGGAAAGTTGAGATCTTGATAGATTAGTGCGTTCTCTCATTAACATTTCTAATCTTGCAAAATTTACATCTATAGATTCCAACAATTCTTTAGTGGCCATATTGCCAGCACCTGTCATAACATTATTCATTTGCTCAGGAGTCATAACAGCTTTTGTACCTTCTAACATAACATCTGTAGCTGATCCAAAATCTTTAAACAAACTACCATAAGTTCCTAAAGTTCCTGTACTCATACCTGGCTTTATTAACGATGTAGGATCAAATTTTACTCCGTTGCGTCTAGCTTCTAAATGTAAATGTCGACCTGTAGAAGTTCCTGCTCCCGGATCGCCCTTGCCGCCTCCTGATATTCCTATCTCTGTGCCAGCCGTTACTGTACCGCCATGTAGTTTTCTAGTAAATTGGTCTTGTGTGTCTGTTTGGTGTAAATGACCGTAAAGTAATTCAACACCGTCAGCACCTAAAATTTTTGCATAGTATCCGTAACCTGATTCATATCCGTATGAAACCTTTCCGTCTATGCCGGCTCTTATTTTTGCTTTATCTGCCTTTACATCCACACCCGGATGTACACTTTCACGCATCACGTTACCATCAGCATCGCGATATTGACGTATATTACCAAATTCGCTGTTTATTGCTAAAGATGATCCTTTTCCTACGGGATTAAAAATAGCTAGTTTATCTTTTAATTCAGCAACTATTTTATCTGAAGCAGCTACTACGCCCTGATCTTTTTTACCGGTTTCGGTTACTGAGCTTGCCCTACCACTCTTATTTGGTACTGCTGCCCCTCTTTCTGATTGTGGTGTATATCTTTCTGGTAACTTTGGACGAAGTATATTTTGTCTCTGTTCGTGATCTTCTAGGGCTTTTGCTAATGCGTTATCTCTATCTACAGCAAAATCGCCCATCCTATCTTTATCAAACATGGTTTTAGCATGGTACATAAAATTAATGCCCATACGTTCAAAGAAATATGTTACTTCGTTCCAAATAAAGTCTCTGCCGTTTTCATCTCCTAGATATTTGAAAAATGTTATCACATCAGGCAGATACTTTTCAACACTATCTTTGATCCAGTTACCAAACGCTTTTACTTTACCTGGTAAATCTTGTCTTTCTAAAACTTTTCCTAAATCATCCAACAATGGATATAAAAAATCCATTAGCTGAAATTTTAAATCCTGCATAGCCATTTCAAAGTCATTGAGGAACTTAGTAATTTCGTCTCTAGCTTTTTGTTCGTCTCTAGCTTTCTTAAACATGGCTCTAAGATCTTTTTCAGTTAACTTAGATACATCTCCGTATTTTACTAATTGATTTAGAATAGGATTTATAGCAGCGGTAAGAGATTTAGCATCACCGTAACTAGCACCGGCAGCAGCTAATAATCCTTCTAAACCGGATGTTGATTTAGCAGATTTTAGCATCACTGAAATAATATCATCTTCTATCCTACTAGACATTTTATCTATAGTAACATTAGTATCTAAAGCAGTGTTGATAGAATCTTTCATAGACCTAACTAATTGCGGTTGTAATACCATTAAGTTTCTAGCACCTTCATCGCCCGGCGGCATTTGAAGATACAATGATTTAAACAGTTCAGCACCAGACTGGCCATACATAGCGGTGTAATTGGCTAACGTGTTAAGTAACTTAGATCGTTCTTTTTCATCTAGTTTTTGTAAAGCCATTTTGAATACAACGTCTTTAGTTGCTACAGCCATTTCTTCTTCTAATTTTTTTACACTTTTTCCTGTTAATGAAGTCAATCTCATTATGTTGAGTTGAAACTTTTCATAACTGTCTGCAACATCGGCATCTGAACGTTTATCTCTAAGTAATCCCCCGCCCATAATATCAATGTAACTAATCAATCCTTCATTAACATTCCT